ACTTTTTCCAATAGATCGAGTGCTGAGAATTATTTTTTGGAGGTGAGGTGATGGCAAGGATCCCGACAAAAGAGACTGTCAAGCGAGCTACAATAGCGGATATGAAAAAGCTTGGCATTCACAAACCTGAATATAATAGACTAATCGAGGTATATTCCGAGATAGTTGAGCAGTACGGAATCATAACCCAAAGGTACGCTGATGGTGATTACAAGTTTCAGGAACCAACGGCTGCAGGAGATTACAAGAAAGCTCCTATAGTCGCGACACTTGAGGGATTACGGAAAGATATGCTGACGTATTCGGATCGCCTTTGCCTCAACCCCAAAGCACTTGAGAGTATAACGGTTGAGAAAGCAAGCAAATCTAAACTAGCCCAGGCATTAAGCGAGCTGAAGTAATATGAAATACAAAAACTCCGATCTAGTTATGGAGTACGCCAACAGAATCGTTGAAGGTCGGAAGATTGCGTGTAAAGAAACTGTACAAATGTGCCAGAGATTTTTTAACGACCTCGCTAACAATGCTTACAACTTTAACCCCAGGAATGCAGAGTTTGTCATAGGGATAATTGAAAGGACCTTTGTCCATCAAAAAGGGGAAGACATGCAAGGCCACCCGTTAAGGGGTAGGCCTTTTCTATTGGAGCCTTGGCAAAAATTTGTTATTTATAATTTATTGGGTTTTTTTCACGCAGGAACTATTATCAGAAAATACAAAGAAGCATTCATGATGCTTGCGCGGAAGAATGGAAAAACACCATTCATGAGTGCCTTGGCATGGGGCTTAGGTTTACTAGAAAGTCTCTCTGGTGCTGAAATTGTAATAGTTGGGGCTCTTCTTAAGCAAGCATTGCAGAGCTTTAATTTTTTAAATTTTAATCTAGAGCAAATGGGCGAAGCTGATAACTTCCGCATTCTTGATAACAACCAGGAACATAGTATCAGTGGGAAAATAGGCAAGGGATATATGCGGATCGAGACCATCGCAGGAAACAGCGATCGTATGGATAGCTTAAATACACTCATACAAATCTTGGACGAACTGCACCTTTATAAAAGTGCTAGTCAGTACAACACAATTAAGGAGTCTGGTAAGGCATATCGAAACAGTTTATGCATCGGGATTACTACGGCCGGGGACGACATGACATCGTTCTGTTATCAGAGACTGCAGTACTGTATTAAAATCTTGAATGGTACAGTAAAGGACGATCAGCTATTTGCTTTCATTGCTAAAGCAGATGAAGAGGAAGGTGGGAACGTCGATTACACTAACCCGGCAGAACATGAAAAAGCTAATCCGAATTATAATATATCGGTATCAAGTCAAGAGATAATGAATGATGCCATGCAAGCTCAGAACGATCCACAACAGAGAAAGTCTTTTTACGCCAAAACCCTTAATGTTTATACAGCAGCTATGCGAGCATACTTTAACGTCGAAGAATTCAGGATGTCGGATCAAAAATATAACTGGACGATTGAAGAGTTAGCTAAGCTGCCTATCGATTGGTATGGTGGCGGCGATCTCTCCAAGATGCACGACTTAACAGCATCGGCATTGCATGGTCAATACAAAGGCGTTGACATCTCGATCACTCACGCATGGTTCCCAGTTGTGGCAGCACATCGCAAGGCAGAAGAAGATAATATACCACTCTTCGGCTGGAAAGATGATGGATGGTTGGATATGTGTAACACTCCAACGGTCAACTATTCAGATATAATTAACTGGTTTGTGAAAATGCGCAAGATGGGATTCAAGATTAAACTCACAGGCTTTGACAAGAAGTTTGGACGCGAGTTTTTCATGGGAATGAAAAAAGCAGGGTTTAAAATTGTTGACCAACCGCAGTATTTCTACAAAAAGTCAGAAGGATTTCGCCATATTGAAAAAGCCGCGAAGGATGGAAATTTTTATTATCTCCATTCGTCGGCCTATGAATATTGCGTTCAGAATGTCAGAGGCGTTGAGAAAACGGACGATATGATTCAGTACGAAAAGGTTATGCCTAATCAGAGAATCGACCTTTTTGATGCTGATATATTTGCAACTTGCCAAATGTTAGAGGATATAGAAAAATCAACGAAAGCAGCGGGGTGGTTCGATTGAGTAGAAAAAGAAATAAGACACAGACCAGGGCAGCACCGCAGAAAAGAAGTGATACATCCTGGCTTTGTTCAGTCGATGCATTCAACATATTAACGACTGGAAATTATACCAAGATGTCAGATTGCCCAGAGGTTAAAATGTGTGTCGGGATTTATGCAGATCTCGTTAGCAGCATGACGCTCCACTTAATGCAGAACAGTGACAAGGGCGATGTCAGAGTTAAAAACGCGCTGTCCAGAAAGTTGGACATAAACCCTAATCGGTTAATGACCAGTAAAACTTTTATCTATAATCTTGTCTGGACATTGATGTTGTCCGGTGAGGGAAATCAGGTCACCTACCCTCGATATAGTGCGGACGGATACCTTGATAACCTTGAACCACTTAGGCCATCTGGCGTATCGTTCTTTGATACGCCAGATGGTTACATCATTCGCTATGGCGGTGTGACTTATAACCCAGACGAAGTTTTGCACTTTGTTGTTAATCCAGATCCGGAAAGGCCTTGGATCGGTACAGGTTATAGGGCAGTGCTGAGAGACGTGCTGAAAGGGTTAAAGCAAGCTGGCGTAACTAAGCAAGCGCTAATGGAAAGCCCAGCTCCTTCTATCATCGTAAAGGTTGATGGATTGACTGAAGAGTTTGCGAGCAAGGAGGGACGTAAAAAACTTTCGGAACAATACCTTGATAGTTCGGAAAATGGTAGACCTTGGTTTGTTCCAGCTGACTTATTCGACGTTCAGCAAATCAAGCCATTGACACTGAACGATTTAGCCCTTGCTAAGAATTTAGAGATCGACAAAAGGACGGTAGCTGGAATATTCAGTGTACCGCCTTTTTTAGTTGGTGTTGGTAATTTTAACAAGGATGAATTTAACAATTTCATTGGTACTAAAATCATGTCCATAGCGAAAGTCATTGAGCAGGTAATGACAAAAGGGCTCCTGTATTCTCCGGATCTTTATTGGAGGTTCAACCCGCGAAGTCTTTATTCCTACAGTTTGCCAGAAATTATTGCGGCAGGATCGGCAATGGTTGATCGTATGGCAATGCGTCGAAACGAGTGGAGGGATTGGATTGGGATGTCACCAGAAGCGGACATGGAGGAATTGCTTGCCCTAGAAAACTATGTCCCTGCCGACATGCTCGGGCAACAATCTAAGCTGAATGGAGGTGATGGAAATGGAAATGGAAAATAAAGAAATGGATTACAGGGGCGTAATCAAAAAACAAATAAATAGATTACAGTTAATGCAAATGGAGATTGATTTCAACAACTCATCAAGTTCCAATTCAGCTTGCAGGATAGCCGAAACTATATTGCTTCTTTGTAAAGAGATTCAAGAATTGCCAATTGAATAGGGATAAAAAAAGAATGAGCTATTTATTTAGCTCATTCAAGTATTGCAAAAATTTATAGGAGCCTAGTGCTTCTATTTTTTATATCCAATGGAAGGAGGTGGGTAAATTGAGCAAGGATAAAAGACAAACCAGAAATATGACAATGGAAATCCAAGAAAGAAAAGACGATGATGATTCGGGAGATTTATTCTTAGAGGGTTATTTTGCTGTATTCGGTTCAGTATACCAAGTTTGTCCAGGCGGCACGGAGAGTATAAGGCAAGGCGCTTTTTCCGACAGTATAAGCGGGGATGTACGTGCCCTGTATAATCATAATCAAGATATTGTCTTAGGGAGAACGAGTGCCGGAACTCTAGAACTAAAGGAGGATAGCCGTGGTCTCTGGGGCAGGATTAAGATTAATTGTGATGACACGGAGGCCATGAACGCATATTCACGTATACAGCGCGGGGATATAACTCAATGTTCGTTTGGATTCGACGTTGAAGAAGAGGCAACAGAATCTAGGGACGATGGTTCTATCCATTGGACGATATTAAAAGTTAATCCTCTTTACGAAATTTCACCTTGCGTTTTTCCGGCCTACCAAGAAACGAACATATCCGCCAGAAGTCGGGATTACAACCAAATCAAAACCCGCCAACATCAAGTGTGGCAAAACGAAACGAAAGAGAGGTTATATAAATGGCATTAAGACAATTGATTATTTGCAAACGCAAGACAGGACTTCAGGATCAACTCAAAGTCTTGCGAGAGAAAGACGCGGAATTCGTAACCCGTAAGGAAACAATGAAAACACGTGAGAATGAACTCGAAGCAGCCGTAAATGAACTAACCGCAGAATCAACCGAGGAAGAAAAAGCCGTCGTAGATGAATCAGTCGCAAGCTTCGAGGCAGACCAAGAATCCCTTACCACGGAGGAAGCTGAAAACGAGGGCAAAAAGGCAACTCTTGAGGGAGAGATAACAGCCCTAGAAAGTGAACTTGAAGAACTCAACAGCAAAGAACTCAACAGCAAAGAACCAGCAGCAAAGGGCGAAGGAAGAAGTAAAAAAAATGGAGGCGAAGTAAGAATGACAAGAGGAAATGGTTTTTTTAAGGAAATGGGAAATGAACAACGTTCTGCTCTTATAACTCGTGATGATGTGAAAGAGTTTTTAACCCGTGCCAGGACTTTCATCGGACAAAAACGTGCTATATCCGGTACAGAGTTGACAATTCCTGATATCCTACTTGAAACCCTGCGTGATTCAATGCATCGTTACAGCAAACTAGTTAGCTATGTTAATGTTCGCACTGTAAAAGGCAAGGCTCGTCAAAATATTATGGGCGCAATCCCCGAGGCTGTCTGGACAGAGGCGTGTGCAACTCTTAATGAACTACTCATTAGCTTTGCACAAATCGAAGTGGATGGATATAAAGTTGGTGGATTTATTCCAATTTGTAATGCCACGCTAGAGGATTCCGACGAAAACTTAGCTGCAGAAATCCTTGACGCGATTGGGCAATCTATCGGATATGCAGTTGACAAAGCTATATTATATGGGACAGGGTCTAAAATGTTACTAGGAATTGCTACTCGTCTAGCACAAATGGCAAAGCCTACCAGTTGGAATGACAACGCCCCTGCGTGGGTAGATCTCCATATTACTAATCTATTGAAAATTGATCCAGCTGGAATGACACCTGAATTATTCTTCTCAAATCTCGTACTATCCCTTGGTACGACTGATAATAAATATGCCATGGGAAATACATTTTGGGCCATGAACCGTAAAACTCGTATGGCTTTAATGGCCAAAATGATTGCGTTTAATTCTTCTGGCGCTCTTGTTGCTGGGATCAATGCAACGATGCCTGTAGAGGGCGGTAATATGGTCGAGTTGCCTTTCATCCCCGACAACGACATCATTGGTGGTTTCGGTTCTATGTATTTATTAGCGGAGCGTTCAAGCGCACAGCTTGCACAATCTGAGCATGTTAGATTTATTGAGGATCAGACTGTGTTCAGAGGGACAGCCCGCTACGATGGCATGCCTGTATTTGGCGAAGCCTTTGTTGTTGTCAATATTGCTAATGCTAATCCAACAACCTCTGTGTTATTCCCTCAGGACGTTGCCAATACGGTAGCAACTCCTAAAGCCCTGCCGATTGCCGGAACATATAGCGGAGCTCAGAGCGTAGCATTGACTACCGACACAGTAGGCGCAACAATTTACTACACGATAGACGGTTCGGTTCCTAGCGCAAGCAAGACCTTGTATAACGGATCTATTGCGGTAGCCGCAACCAAAACAATCAAGGCTATAGCTATTAAGGCCGGCTTAGCAGATTCTGCAATCCTCAGCGCAGTATACACAATCACTGCTTAGACTAGAAATGAGGGGAAATGAATGGACACAGCTGTAATACTTGGAGTAGTCAAGGAACGTCTTGGATTGCGATCGGTAGTCAGGGACGTTTACCTTCTTGCCATTATCGATGGAGTAGTAAAGGAACTTGAGGATGAAAAAGGATTGGTGCTTGATGGTGCCAATCCTTATCACTTGATATTCATCGTTGACTATTCCACATGGCGATACCAAAGCCGGGACAGCGACACTGGATTACCGAGACATTTGCAATTTAGAATGCACAACTTAATACTTCACGTTGGATCCGTTCCGGATGTGATCGTATGACCTTTGATTTTGAACTTACACTGGTCAATACAACGTACACAGAGAACGATATGGGCGACATGATCCCGATTGACACAAGACTGGTCGTTCTGTGTGACGTCCAATCCGTAACAAGGGCAGAGCATTACTCGGCGGCGGCAAACGGGCTTAAACCGAGCGTCGTGTTCGTGCTCAATAAGTTTGAGTATGAAGGGCAAAAGGATGTTGAGTATGAGGGGAACAGGTATAATGTAGATCGTTCGTATGCTCCTAAGAAATCGAAGGGCATTGAGGATTTTGAGGACATTGAATTAGTTTGTAGTGCTTCGATAAACGGGGTGTAGTGATGGCCAATGAAGTCCAATTCACATCAAATTCAAATGAAGCTAAAAAAATTCTAAGAGAACTTGAACGGGCGGCATTGAAAGATGTTGCCAAGTTTTTGAGGAAAGAGATTAAACGAAATGTCCCTGTTGATCAAGGAACATTAAAGAAAAATGTGGGGTCGTGGGTTAAGAAAGTTTCTGGAGGAAGTCCAGTTCTGCAAATAGGAGTATACACTAGGGCGAGAGCAAGGAAGAAAGGTTATGTCTATGCCTTTCATGCTCATATGGTAGAATTTGGAACGAAGTACTCTTCGGCTCAACCCTTCCTGCGCAATTCCGTCATGAATAACATCGACCAAATCCGAATCATTCAGGGGAAATATCTCAAATCCATAGAGGACGAGAACAGGGCGAGGGGATTAATCAACGAAGAGGAGGAGGTGGCTGATAGTTGATAGAATTAAGAACTGCGATAAACCTCTTCCTCAAAACCATCCACCAGCGCGTCTACTTTCAAGAAGCCCCAACAACAGCCTCCTTTCCCTATATCGTCTTTGACATCCCAAACATTTACGACGATGGCGAAGGAACAGAAACAGCAACGGTTGATGTGGATGCCTGGGATAATTCGGCAGACACCACGGCGCTCGAAATGCTCATAACTTTAGTCAATGCGGGGTTAAACAAATCCACGCTAACATCCGGCGACCTAACGGCTACATTTTACCTAGATACCAAAATACCACTAACAGACGATGATCCAACTATCCATCGTCGCAAGTACATCTACCAGGCTAAACTATTCAGGAGAGGGTGATCTAATTGCTAACACAAGAACAAATCGACGGAATTCAGATTGATTACGGTGTGATTTACGCGAACAAAGGGGAAGTGGACGAAAGACTATTAGGTCCCACACGTGGCGGCGGAGAGTTCAAGGCTACAGCTAGTATCAGAGATATAGAATTTGATGGTCAGCGTGGCAAGACGAAAGGTATGCAAGTAACCGAGTCCATTGACGCGGTACTGTCTGTGGTTCACTT